TACCAAACTACGCCGAGGACGGCCCCGTCGAGCTGCGCAACTCTGCGCTGGACGATGAGCGTGGCCGGCTCGCCATGCTGCGGGCTAACCGCACCGGCATTGGTGCCCTTACGGTCCCTGGAGGCTCCCCCGAGGATGCCTTAGGGTTCGACGCACGTGGTACGCAGTCCCTCGCATCGGCACCTATCGCTTCCGGCGGTATTGTGGGCGGAGCCAACGTAGGCTTACTGCCTTACGGAGTAGGACGCGCACGTAGCGGCGTCTCTCAGTCCGGCAGCGGCGGTCGCACAACCATTGACGGACCTGCCAGCACCTACGGCGGCGGACCGGGCTCATCGCCTGACGGTCGCACCACCCTGCCTCTGGACCAGTACCCGAATCTCCGCAACCTGTCCCCGCGGGCTCGTCAGGAGTTCGATGGGCTCGCCGGCGAGCAGGAGCAAGTTGAATACCTGCGTAACGTCAACCACAGCACCGGCCTGAACCTCTTTGATGTACCCATCGACGAGGGTTCTGTCAACCGCAGCCGGCCCGGTCGAGGTGCAGGGCAGAGTGGCTCCGCTCGTCGCTGGAGTAGCGTCAATCGCTACCTCTCCGAAGATTCGCCGCAGTATCAGGCATTCACCGGAGGTGGCGACCTCTCTGAGTGGGAGATTCCCGAGCCTGAGCGCGTACGCGGGCGGGCCCCCAACGGTAACCGCCGCATCCGCGGCATGGAAACCTCCGACAACGACGGTTAATAAGGAACCACAATGACGACAGCCGCAGAACAGTGGGATGAACTCCACAGTAAACGGTCTGGCGTATTGCAGCGGGCGCGTGACTGCGCCGAGCTCACTCATCCGGTCATGCTGCCCCCTGAGGGGCACTCCGAGGACGAAGAGCTGCCAACCCCACGGCAGTCCCTCGGTGCGCGAGGCGTCAACCACCTCGCCAGTAAGCTCCTGATTTCTCTCTTCCCCATGGGAACCTCGTTCGTCCGATTCAAACTCGCTGAAGCAGTATCTGCTGCTCTGGGTGAGAAGAAGGTGAAGGTCGAGGAAGCCATGCGGCGACTCGAGAACAAGGGCATGGACCGCATGTCTAAGGGCCGGCTGCGAGCCTGCCTTTACAATGCAATCCGTTACATCATCGTAACGGGTAACGCCTTGCTACACATCCCCACCAAAGGGGAACCGCGGTGCTACCGCATGGACCAGTACGTTGTGATGCGGGACCCCCGCGGCGACGTTCTGAAAATCATCATCAAGGAAAAGGTACACGTTGCCTCTCTGGATGATGACGTCAAGGAAGCCTGCGAAATCACCACGCCAACCGGCGAAGGTGACAAAGCCGAAAGCGACATCGACCTGTACACCATCGTGTGCAAGGACGGCAAGCGGTTCAAGTGGCACCAGGAATTGAACGAGAAGAAAGTTCCCGGTTCTGAAGGACGCACCAAGGCTGACCTCAACCCATACATCGCTCTGCGTTGGAACGACAACGTAGGTGAGGACTATGGCCGCGGTCTCGTCGAGGAATACCTCGGTGACCTGCGGAGCCTCGAGGCTCTCTCGAAGGCAATCGTTGAGTTCTCAGCGGTGGCCGCAAAGATTGTCGTACTGGTGAAGCCTAACGCAGCCACGGACCCCGACGAGCTTGAAGACGCCGAGTCCGGTGACATCGTCGAGGGCGACCCGAATGATGTGAACATCCTGCAGCTCGACAAGTATGCAGACTTCCGCGTAGCTAAGTCCGTAGTGGACGAGCTCTCGCTGCGGCTGTCTCATGCCTTCCTGCTGCGCGGTGGAGTCACTCGGGATGCCGAGCGGGTAACCGCAGAGGAAATCCGTCAGGTTGCTCAGGAGCTTGAAGAGGCGCTGGGCGGTGTGTACACCATCCAGACTAACGACTTCCAGCTTCCCGTCGCCAAGCGGCTTGTCGCCCAGATGAAAGCAGCCAAGGAATTCCCTTCGCTGCCGGACGGCAAGGCAATCGAACTTACCATCATCACCGGCTTCGCGGCCTTAGGCCGTGGACACGAGCTCAATCGGATGCGGGCATTCCTTGCGGATGCACAGCAGCTCTTTGGGCCGCAGGTACTGCAACGTCTGAACATCTCCGAAGGTCTCATGACGCTCGCTACGGCCCACAACGTGGACGCAGAGAGTCTCATCAAGACCGACGACCAAGTCATGGCGGAGCAGGAGCAGGCGCAAATGGCGCAGCTCGGTGGTGAAATGATGAGCAACGCAGTGAAAGGTGCAGCCGGCCCTGTGGCCGCTGCTGCTGCGGAAAACTTAAAACCAACTGAGGAGTAGCAATGGCTACAGCAGAGGAGAAAATCGCAGAGGTCAAGAAGGTCTCCGCGATTGTCAAGCAGGAGTACACAGTCGAAAACGGTCAGAACATCGAGACGACTGAGTACGCCAACGGCACCATCAAACGGCAGGTTCTGCACAAGGAACACCCGAAGTTCAAGTCCGCTGAAGAAGTGGCACGTGAAGGTAATACCGCTGAACAGCTCGCGATTGCAGATTTGCAGGCGCAGGTAGCGGCCCTCACGGAGGCACTCAAGCAGGGCTCCGGTGACTCGACCGGCGACGACGGGGCTGCAACCAAGAAGGACGCCAAGGGCAAAGGCAAGGCCGAGCCCAAGGCTGACTAATGGTTGAGCGCGTTGTCATGCAGGCTGCCGACCCTGAAGCATCCGAAGAGGCCAAGAAGAAGGCCGACGAGGAAGCCCTAAAGGCCGGCGAGCAGGTGGACATCTCGGGAACCAAGCGGAATGCTGACGGTTCCGAGGAGTCCGTGGCCGTAGAGGCGGATGTCAAAGAAGAAGAGAAGGACGACATTGCCGGCGCGGCAGCCGAAGCCCAGCTCGACGTACCCGAGAAGTTCCAAAACGAGGACGGCTCGCTGAACGTCGAGGCCCTGTTGAAGTCTCAGCAGGAACTCGAGAAGCAGTTCACGCAGGAACGCCAGAACCAGGAGAAGGCTGATGAGTCTACTACTGAGAAGGCGGAGGAAAGCGAAGAAACTAGCGAAGAGGCTGGGACTGAAGCTGGGGAATCTAAGGAACAGGTCGTCGTCCGTGCGCGTGAAGAGTTTATCAAAGACGGCAAACTCTCCGAAGAGACATACAAGGGCCTTGAGGCTTCAGGCTATACGAAGGACGAAGTCGATACCTACATCAAAGGGCTCGTAGCTCAGGCTGCCGAAGTCCAGCAGCAGGTGTTGGGTCCCATCGGTGGTATCGAAGAGTACGACAAGCTGGTCGATTGGGGCAACGACAACTTCACGGACGAAGAGAAGAAGGAGTTTAACGACGCCGTCTTCGGTGAGGATGTGAAGCTGGCGAAAGCCACCGTTGCCGCGGCCTATGCCCGCTACCAGCGTGAAGCCGACGTTGAGCCCGAGAAGGTCCTCGAAGGCGGCCTCAGTCAGGACGCCGGCGAAGGCTATGCTTCTCAGGCAGAGATGCTGCGAGACATGGCGAAGCCCGAGTACAAGACTGACCCTGCATTCCGTAACAAAGTATCGCGGAAGATTGCTCGGGCCAAAGTCAACCTGTTCGAGCAATAGCCGTGAAGTTCTCCGTTCGCCGCACCGACGATGAAGCTGCAGTTGAAGCACTGCATACACTCATCTTCCCGCTGGATGAATGGGAGGACGCCGACGCCATGTGGCTCGTGTGGGACCCCTCAGGTACCCCTGTAGGGTTCTGCACTGCCCGCAAGCTGAAGCAAGAGGACGCAGTGTTCCTCGCTCGAGCCGGCGTACTGCCATGTGCTCGAGGTCACAAACTACAACGGAGGTTGCTGCAGGTTCGGGAGAGCTGGGCACGTAAGCTAGGCGTGGAGGTCTGCATCACATACGTGCTCCATTCAAACTTCCCGAGCCTCGCGAACCTCATCAAGAGCGGGTACGAAATGTACAAGCCGCCATGGAAATACGCAGGCGACGTACAGTACCTGCAGAAGTCCCTCCGGTAGTGTCCTCCTCCACTACCACCCGCCCTCGGTGCAATGCCGAGGGCACCCTATTCCCCGCGAGTGGGCCTCATGAACCCGCTCCACCCGTCCCAACAGACACATAACGAACAACCTTTGGCTCCCTGAGGGGAACAACCTGAGGAAGGCGTGAAGTGAATCGGGGCACATCAACCCTCCCTTTAACCTACCAAAGGAGTCACGCAACGTGGCTAACGCAACTGTCTCGCGCCTCGGTCAAGTCAAGGCCGCTGGTAGCGAGTTTGCGCTTTTCCTGCAGCAGTTCGGTGGTGAGACGCTGACGTCGTTCAACGCCAACACCATCCTGAAACCGCTGCTGCGGTGGCGCAACATCTCGAACGGGCGTACTGCATCGTTCCCGGTAATCCACAACGCAAGTGGTGGTTACCACACGCCCGGCGAAGAAATTGTCGGCAACGCAATTCAGCACAACGAGCTGACCGTAACCGCAGATGACCTGCTCATCTCGGATGTCTTCATCGCTAACATCGACGAGGCAATGAACCACTACGAAGTACGTGCACCGTACTCCGAAAAGCTGGGCGCATTCCTCGGTGAGAGCCTCGACAAGAACCTGTCGCGCTGTATCTACCGCGCAACGGCTGCTGCCGAGCTGTTCGCTGGTGACGGTGGTGGTACGCAGTTGACCAACGCTAACTACGACACCGTAGCTACTACGTTGGCCGGCGGCATCTACGACGCCAAGCGCACCATGGAAGAGGCGAAACTGCCGGTGGACAGCACTCCTGTCTACGCTGCATTCCAGCCGCTCGAGTGGTACATGCTGGCACAGGAAGACACGCTGGTCCTGAACAAGGACGTAGACGGCGACGGCTCGTACAGCAAAGGCACCCTCAACATGATTGGTGGTGTGAAAGTGCTGAAGAGCAACAACCTGCGCTGGGGCAACAACGACGCCAACGTCGGTCCGACGACCGACCTGACGAAGTACGACGCTGACATGTCCAACACTGTCGGCTGCGTGTTCACTCAGGACGCCGTTGCTTCTGTCCAGTTGCTGGGCCTCGCTCTCGAAAGCGATTACGACATCCGCCGTCAGGGCACCCTGATGGTTGGTAAGTACGCTATCGGCCACAGCGAGTTCCTGCCGAAAGCGGCTGTTGCACTAAACACCGCGTAAAGCTGATGGCGGGGGGTCCACTAAGGGCTCCCCGCCTTTTTACCTTTTGGAGACACCATGGCTTACGACCCAATGGTCGCTACGACCAAACTTGACGCTGTAAACCAGATGCTCATGAGTATCGGACGGAACCCGGTGTCAACCATTACCGATTCCACCATCACTGCGGTGCGAATTGCTATCGAACAACTTGACCGGACGGTACGCGAGGTACTCGCTATCGGCTGGCAATTCAACACGGATACCGAGTATGAGCTTACCGTTGACGGGTCGGGCGAGATTCCTGTACCCGCCGGCCTCATCGACTTGGCACCCTGCGACCGCCTCCGCGACATCACAATCCGCGACGACAGTGGGACTCTCAAGCTGTATGACCGTGACGAGCAATCGTTCACGTTCGCTGCCTCCGTCGAGGCCGACGTCATTTGGGCGTTTGAGTTCGAGGAATGCCCTGAGGCTGTACGCCAGTACATCTTCACTCGCGCAGCTCGCCGGTTCCAAAAGACCAACGTGGCCTCTCAGGTGCTCCACGAGTTCACTCAGGACGACGAGATGTTTGCCGAGCGGCTCGCACGTAAGCGCGAAGGACGCCGGCGTCGTCGCAACATCCTGACGCACGGCTCGAACCAGATTGTTCACCTGCGACACATCAACCCTACCTAAGGAATCCCCATGGGCAGCGTAGTAAGTAAAATCATTCCGGCCCTGTACAACGGACAGAGCCAACAGTCGAGTGCGCTACGCCTCCCCACGCAGACGGACACGCAGATTAACTGCTCGTCCTCCATTGCCCGCGGCGTGTCCAAGCGGCCCGCCAGTAAGCACCTGCAGCTCCTCTCGGACAACACGATGTGGGACGATGAGGTCACCTACCCTGACTACATCTCGGATTGGGAGGACGCCAAGTACCACCTGCTCGAGACTCAGACCGGCGAGCTCTTCTTCGTTGTGGTCACAGATGGTGACCTCAGAGTGTTCGACAAGAACACCGGCGCAGAGAAGACGGTCAACACTCCGGTCGGTACGTCTTACTTGGGCATTCCCTCGGGTACCAAGGCTCGCAAGAAGTTCTCCCTCATGACCGTGTGCGCGTACACCTTTGTGGTGAACCGTACGGTTGAGGTAGAGACCACTACCCCGCCCTCCTCGGCTCCGGCTGATTGGGCCGATTGGTACTTCCCCGAAGCATGGGGCGCTGCCTTCGACCAAGAGCAGTACTACAACCCAACGACCGGTACATACGCCGATACCCTGCAGTCCTTCGAGGACCTGCCGGACCCGCGTACGATTGGTGACATCTACGAGATTACCGGTACGGACAAAGACTCGTTCTCCAAGTACTACGTTGAAGCCATCTCGACGAAGGCTGTGACGGAGCGGTGGGACTACGGACTTACAGGCTCTCTCGGCCTCGACGAGACCACGATGCCTATGGCTCTGGTTTATGATTCGGTTGCCGACGAGTTCATCCTGACGTACTTCCCCTGGAAGGTCCGTAAGGTGGGTGACGACAACACCAACCCTCCCCCGTCCTTCGTAGGGCAGACTCTCGAGGATGTGTTCTTCTACAAGAACCGACTCGGCTTCCTCGCCGGCGAGAATGCAATCATGTCGGTGGCTGGTGACTTCGGTAACTTCTGGCGTCAGACGGTCACGGACCTTCTGGACACTGACGTCGTGGACATCGCCGTGGCTGGTTCGCAAATTTCCAACCTGCGCTATGCTGTCCCGTTCAACAACACGATGATGTTGTTTGCTGAGAAGGGCCAGTACGCGCTGAACGTGGACGAAATCCTCAGCCCCTCTACGGTCTCCGTAGACAAGGTGACGAGCTACACGATGGACCGTAATGCTCGGCCTGTCGGTATTGGCTCCGAGGTGTACTTCACGGAGAACCGCGGGGATTACTCAGTGGTCCGCGAGTACTTTGTGTCGGACGATACGAACGCCACCGAGGCCAGCGACGTCACAGCCCATGTACCAGAATTGGTACCGGGGTCCGTGCTCAGTCTGGCCGGCAGCTCTAACCACGGCATGTTGGCAATCCCTTCAGCCGATTCGGGCAGCAGCAACCGCCTGTCTGTCTACCAGTTCCGCTGGGGCTCGAGCGGCAAGACGCAGTCCGCGTGGACCATTTGGGAGTTCCAAGAGACAAACGCGGAGATTCTCTTCGCGGAGGTTGTTGATGACGACATGTACCTCGTGGTCAAACGACCTGACGGCGTCTCTCTCGAGAAGATTGTCCTCGTGCACAAGCAGGACTCCGGCAGCGGCATTGAGGTTCTACTGGACCGCAAGAGTAACGTCGATAGCTCAGAGCTGTCGTGGACCGGTACGAACACGCGGATGAATCTGCCGTATCGAATCGACATGGGCGACGTCTCCCACTACCGAGTGCTCCGGTACGCAGGCCGCATGTACGACCCCGACTTGGTCACCTTCGAGGATACGGATGCTGACGGCTTTGCTGACCGCATCACCTTCGATGCCTCTTTAGGGGACATCAGCGGCTCATCGCTGTGGGTAGGCGCTAACTACACGCAAACCCTGCAGCTTTCTCGCCAGTACGTACGTGCCGGCGACGACGCTGTAATTGACGGCGACCTGCTGCTCACCAAGATGACCCTCCAGTACAAGGACGGTGCTCATGTGGGTTACGCAGTGTGGCCTTACGGGTTCTTCGGACAAGCCGGCGTCTCGGGCGCATACATCACTGAGCGGTACTATCGCGACGATGCTTACGACCTTGGCACCGATTGGTTCTACTCCAATGCCCCTGAGTTCCACGACGGACACATGACGATTGACATTGGCGGTGACACTGAGGACCTCGTACTGCTGTTGCAGAATAGTATGCCATACCAGTGCTACATCGAGAGCCTGGAATGGGAAGGCTTCTTCACTAAACGCTCGCGGAGCATCTAATGAGGACAGAGGTTGTGCGGGCCACGTTTCAGCATTGTCTGGACATGGCCCCCAACCTGCGCCAAGTGGACCGAGATGAGGTAATGGCGAGTTCGGGCGATGAGCCCCTCTCGTCCCTCATCTCGTCCGTCCATTTCTCTGATTACGACATGTGCTGGACCGGGCTCTCCGAAGGGGAACCGGTGTGTATGTTCGGTGCAGTCGAAATGGCGCAGGAGGGAACAGGAGCAATCTGGATGTTGGGCACTGACGGGCTCTACAGAATCCAGAAGACGTTCCTTAAGGAGGCGCGGAAGCACGTGACAATCATGCACACTCGCTACCGCCGGCTAGTCAATCTAGTCGATGCACGAAACGAAGTAACACTACGTTGGCTGCGCTGGTTGGGATTCAACACCGACAAGGTAATCCCTAAAGCAGGCGTTGCCCAAATCCCTTTTATATACGTTGAGAGTAACCATGTGTAATCCAGTACTTGTTGCCATGGCGGCGATGCAAGGCTTGTCCGTTGCCTCAGAGCAAATGGCAGCCAACGCACAGGCGGGTGCTATCGAGAAGAGCCTCGACATCAACACCGAGAACAAAGCAGCCGTTGCCTCTCAGCGAATGAACAACCGCCGCCGCCAGAACCGCCGAGACCGTGCGGCTCAGTTGAATGCTCAATTTCACACAGGCATTCGAGCCGATACAGGCTCCGCTGTTCATCAGCAGCAGCAGATTCAGTTCCGCTCTTCTGAGGAAGTATCCACTATCGACTCCAACTTCAAGCGAGGGCTGGAGGCTGATGTAGCTCAGGCTCGTGCGCAGGTTGCCGGCTTAGGCGTATCTCCCCTACAGGCTGCGGCCCGTATTGGCGGGACCGTGCTGAGTGGAATGGCTGCTCAAGGAATCACCGGAGCTGCCAGCACTAACGCTCTGGACGGCGTTGGTGAGATTGCAGACATCGGGTCCATCCGCGACCTCCCCAACTCAGGAGTGCGATTAGGCTAATGGCTATCAACCGCGAAGAACTCGCTCGGCTCCTTGGGGGCACCTCCCGCGCCAAGAAGGCCAAAACCAAGAAGCGGAATGTGAACGTAACGGCGGCCCCTCAGGTGCAAGTAACGGCACCTCAGGTGAACCTTGCGCCCGATACGTCTGCCGCTAAAACCGCGGATGCCCTCGCGAGTTTCGCAGAGGGTGGTGTCGATATTCTCGATGCCCGCGACAAGAAGCAGAAGGCCGAGAACTACGACCAAGGCAAGCTCGACTTCCAGATGGGTGCCGTTGACCGGCTCCGCCTGACCCAGGATAAGGAGTACCGCACCGGTGTCGAGGAGCTCGAGGTTGTCAATGAATGGCGCGATGCGAAGTTCGACATCGAGCGCCGGATGCATGAAGCCTTCCCCGACTTGGCTAACGCTGACCCCCAACAGGTGGATGCGTGGCTCAACCAGCAGTATCGTCAGTTTGACGGGGTTACCCCCGAGCAGGCGGCGTTGCTGGCACCGGAGCTTGAACTCTTCCGTGAGGAAGTTAGCCAGACTCTCTTTGATGAAGCCCTTGCGGCTGACCATGCGAACACGCTGAGTCAGATTCAGCAGAACTTCAATGGCGAGATGGGTGAAGCGGCGGACCCCGCGCAGTTCCTCGATGCCTTCCTCGGTGTACATGAGGACCTCAAGGAGGTTCCGTGGCTCACCGGCGCGGAGATTAACGAGAAGCTGTTCGACTTCGTACACGCTCGTGGCATTCAGGACGGTGTCGATTACTGGACGCTGTTCCCTCAGTCCTACGCAGACGGGACGCCTTCCATCATCAACGGCACACCCGAGATGATTCAGCAGATTGTCAGCAGCCGCCAGCAGATTGCAGGCATTGCCGCCGGCAGGGCCGCCGAGATTGACGACGCCAACAAAGAGGCCGCTCGCTTGACGGGCATGGCCGCTGTGTTGTCTGGCTCTCTCGGGACCGAGGCCGGTATGCGGTCTGCCTACACTCACATCATGAAGCTCTCGCAGAACCCCAGCGTGAACCCTTCGGACATCACTACGCTCATGAACTACGTTCAAGGCCAGCTCAAGTTTGGCGAAGAGCGTTCAGTGGACTTCGATTACTCCACGCAGGTGCGTCTCCTCGCTCACATGGGCATCGTCCCGGTGTTTGAAGAGGACGGCGTGACGCCTGTGCTAGGCGAAGACGGCCAGCCGGTATTACGCGACATGACTTACCTTGACGTACTCAACATGAGTTCGGACCCTCGTATGGGTCAAGGTAAGGCTAACCGTAACGAGACCTCGACCGTCGCTGAGATTCTCGAGCAGACCTTACAGAAGACCAGCCGCGAAGTGGCCGGCCATGTGGGCCAGCTCCGTCGTCAGATTACCCGCCGGTACACCAAGGTGGACCAGATGGGTATGCCGACTGATTATGGTACGCCATCGGCTGGTATCGCACTGGCTGCACTGGAAGAGCTCAACGACCGCCTCACTCCTGAAATGAAGCGAGGTGATGTTGATGCTCTGTACCGCGAGATTATCTCTAAGTACGACACCGAGGCAGACGCTGCCGGCGTATCGACCACCGGTCAACACGCCCGTAATGCTCAGGCCAACATCGAGAAGAGAGAGATTGCGGCTGAACTCGAGCAGGCCCGTAGGGACCTCGAAGAGCTCCAAGCTGAGATGCGAGCAAGCGGCGAAGCTGGCTACTACTATCAACAAGTCTCACAACAGGTGAACTAATATGGCTGAACCTCAACAGAGTGAGGAGTTTCTCTCAGGTGCACTTACTGCCCAGCAGAAAGTAGACCTGCTCGAGCAACGGTTGAGTAACGCTGAAACGAAACAGGAAGTATACCGGCAGGTCACTGCGACCATCGAGGCTCAAGAGCAAAAGAACCTCGAGGAGGAAGCCGGTGTAGGTTTCTGGGGCGGAACGAAGGACGTCCTTATTGATGCCCCTATCAGGGGTGCCGTCAATTCGGTAACCGAGTTTGGTATCGCCTACCTGGATTTCGCCAGTGCGTACGCTAAGTACGAGGCGATGAGCAACCCGCACATTCAGAAACAGTACCTCGACAGCGGCCTAACCCAAGCCGACCTCGAGGCTGACGCTGCTCAGGCATCCGAAGACTTCTCGAAGGTCAACGATGTAATCCGCGGTACGGTGCAGGACTTCACGCCCGACGTCGATACAACTGGCGGCAAGGTAGTGGAAGGCATCACGCAGTTCGCGCTACCGTTCATGAAGATTGTCAAACCTCTTCGGACGGTCAATGCACTACGAGGCTCTCTCTCGAACCGGGTGCTGCAGGATACGGTGGCCTCAGCCATTGTGTCCTCCACCTTCTTCAATCCCAACGACCCCAACTTGGCTAACTTCGCGTCTAACTTTGTGGACAAGGAGAGCCCTGCGTACGAGCACGTGCTCCAGTATCTGGAAGCAGACCCCGACGACCCTGACGCGCTGAACCGCCTGCGTAACGGTACGGTCGATATGATTATCGGCCCCTTCTTTGACCTGTTCATCGAAGGTATCCGGCTGGGTAAGGCTACGCTGGTACGTCGCTGGGAGTCCAAGCTGGACGAAGCAGCAGAAGCGAGTAACGCAATCAACCTGCGCGAAGGTGCTGAGGAGGGTACTGGCAGTGGTGCCTCAAAAGCCGAGGAAGCAGACGCTGACGGTGTCGCCGTTAAGCCTGAAGGCGAATCAGCCGAGGGTGGCCTGAAGTTCCGTCGAGCTGGTAAGTCCGACGAGGCTGCGCCGGCGCGTGACGGTGACGAACCCGAGCCGCCCAAGAGCCCCGAACGGGAACCCGAAGGCGACCGCATGAACCCCCGCTCACCCGACGAGCCCGCTGCGAACCGTACGGCAGATTGGGAGCAACAGCGGAGCAACCGCCGGCACACCACCCGCACCATCGTGCAGGAATCCATCAGTTCAGTTGACAAGCAGAAGCTCATCGACGTCGTCATGAACGGCGGCAAGGGAGCCGAGAAGCTGAGTCTGGACATCTTCAACTGGGAAAAAATCGACACGGATTCGTTTGAGAATCCCGACGACCTCGAGCAATTCCTGGCTGGGTTCCAAGATGTGGTGGCGGACATTCTCTCCGACATGCCCCGAGACGGTGTGCAGACGGAAGAGATGACGCGGCGTATTGCTGAGTCCATTGGCTTCAGCGCCGAGGAAGTTGCGAAGTACGCAGCCGACACGGCAGCCAACGGCGGCCTTGCAGCTCGTGCGTTCGCCGCACAGCAGGCCCTCGTTTCTTCCGCCAAGCGCACCATGAAGCTCATCGAGGACGCCAAGAAGGACGGCGGTAACGCTGAGAAGCAGGTACGTGCACACCAAGCTATCGAGCTCCACGCAGGGCTAATGGCTCAGGTGAAGCGAGGTCAGCGCGAGGTTGCTCGTGCCCTCAATGCCCACAAGTACATGCGAGATGCAGCCGGTGAGAGCTTCGATGAGTTCAACCAAATCATCCGCACCATCGGTAAGCACGGTGACTCCAAGCGAGTCTTCGACGACATCCTGTCGAACACCGACAACCTCGCTGCGTTCAACCTCCGCATCAAGCGGACGGCTGGCCGGCGGGCATCGGACATCGCCATGGAGGTTGCCCTTATGGGCCTCCTGTCGAGTCCTGCGACTCAGGTTGTCAACCTTGCATCGAACGCAGTGATGCCTGTACTCCACGCTGTGGAGGATACACTGGCTTCTGCTATCGGTAAGGGCCGCACCATGCTCGGCATGGGGCAGGCGGAGCGCATCTACCTGCGTCAGGCTGGCTACAAGTGGACCGGCATGGCATCGAAGTTCTGGCTGGCTACCATCAACGCTGCGAAAGCGGCTGCGCGTGGTGAGCCCATCACGGACTTCAAGGCCAAGGCTGAAATCTCCACCCGTAAAGCTATCGAAGCGGACGCTGTCTCGGACCTGACGAACGGTGTTGTGGTTGTCCCTAACGACTCTTGGCTGGGTAAGACCATCAACGTCGTTGGTGAAATCAACCGCTTACCGGGACGGGCCCTTGTGACGGGTGACGAGTTCTTCAAGACCATCCTGAAGCACTCCGAGCTCGAAGCTCTGGCATATAGCAAGGCTCGCACCGAAGCTGACATGCTGGGACTGACGGGCAAGAAGCGCCGGAAGTACATCAAGAAGTGGCAGAAGCGGCACTACGAAGAGCCAACGATTGAGATGGAGCAGGACGCTATCGACATGGCCCGCCGCGGTACCTTTCAGGAGGTTCCGCAGACAGGCTTCGGCGCTCAAGTGGAGCGTATGCTCAACTACAGCCCTATCGTCAAGCTGCTTATCTCGCCGTTCGTTCGTACACCCCTGAACATCTTGCGTCAGGGATTCGTTGAACGTACTCCGCTGGCTATCGCTACTCGTAAGTGGCGGCAAGACATCGCAAAGGGCGGTATCGAGGGTGACCGAGCAATCGCTCGCATGACCATCGGAACCGGTATGGTGCTGTCTGCCTACGCACTGACCGACCCCGACAACTCAGGGCCGGACAAGTACTTCGAGGTGGTGGGTAAGCAGGACTACCGGATGTCTGGGCGCATCGAAGGTGTGCCGGACTACTCCATCCGCATTGGCGAGAAGTGGTATCAGTTCAACCGCTTCGACCCGCTCGGCTCATGGCTGGGCTTTGCGGCTGACGTACGTCACGTAATGGCAGCTCGAGACCCGCACGACCCGACATCAGAAGGTGAGGTGGAGAACTTCCTTAAGGCCAGCCTGTATGGCTTCATGAATAACTCCCTGAACAAGGTGTTCCTGAAGTCGTTCTATGACCTTATCGAGACCACGAAGGTCCTGATGGACGGCAACGCCAACGCGGCTGAACGTGCCGGCGATAAGTTCATTGCTGACCAACTGTTGAAGCTCACCCCGTTCAGCTCGCTGCAGCGTGGTATCTCTAACGAAGGTGGCCTTGAGCAGGTAGCCAAGAAAGCTGTCAACCGCATCACCGACACAGCGTGGCGTGTGGAAGCATTCGACGTATCTGACCCTGACCTTGTCAATCGCGAGGCTTGGGAGTGGCAGGAACGGCTGGGCAATGTGATTGTCTTCGGCATTCCGGGCATCGACCTCATCCCTGACCGCAAGGACTTAGCTGTCCGGCGGGACTACTTGGGCCGCGAGGTTACCCCTGAGTACAACGAGAACTATCTCATCAACCCCTTCCGTGCCAAGCCGGACTCTGACGACCCCCTCGAGGTGGAACTGTCCCTGCTGTCATTCACCATGGACCCTCTCGATAAGACGTTAGGGAACGGTAAGGTGCCGCTCACGGCTCAACAGTATTCCGACTACAAGTACTTCATCGGCCAGAAGCGTTATCCAGGTTTGGGTAACAAGAATCTGGAGGAGTACCTGCGGGAGTACATCGAGAGCCCTGAGTACAAGGAAATGCCAACCGACGCACTGCGTGGTGAAGCTATCAAGGAAATCTGGGGCGGCGTCAAGAACGGCGTAGCCAAGCGTGAGCTGCTTCGTAAGTACCCCGACCTGTTCACCGACGAGGTTGTCTACGACCGTTACGAGCTCAGTCAGAGACTCGGTCAGGACCTCTCGGCTACCCAGCAGGAGCTCGAGGCACTGCGGAAGTTCATCTCTCAGTAAACCCTCGGGGGCCTTCGGGCCCTCGGGGACTCCCTAGGAAACCTCACCCATTTGGATTAAACATGCCCTTGTCCTTAACAGCAGACGCGCTTCAAACCGCTGTCATTAAAGGGTTGGCCCTCGCCTGCGTTGTCGGCGGCGGTACAACCGTTGCGGGTAACACCGCGGCAATCATGATGATGAAGAAGGACCTCGAAGTGATTCGATGCGCCGTCTTCAAAGATAACGACCACGACAAGTTGGAGTGTATCGCCAATGAGCAAAGCCACTAGCACTGAGCTCGACGACCTCCACGGTCTACAGGCCGAGGCCCTCAAAGAGGAGCTGAGGCGACAGAAGGAATCCGGCGAGGGAATCTCCCCAGCCCTACTCGCACAAGTAAACAAGTTTCTGAAGGACAACGGCATCGACCGTCCTAAGGCAGAGGGCAACGGCCCTGACCTGCTGAACGACGAGCTCGAGGAGCTTGAGTTCGACGAGACAGTAGTTCAATTCGACCAAACAGGAAATTCATAATGACGGTCCATACAAATGCAGCGGGCACTAAGACCGTTGACCCCCGATTCAAGAGCCGCCTCCGCGAAGGCATTCAGAAGGTACTGAAACCCGAAGCCGAGCATTGGATGAACGGCTGGATTGAGTCCAATGACGTCGTTCAGGGCCACATTGGCTGGAACGTAATGGCCTCGTGTAACGGCGACGTAATCGTTGAAGACGGCGGAGGCCAGAGCTCTTACGGTGAGGACTTCACCGGGGATACCATCATCAACCTGAGCACCATTGCCCGCTACTACTTCCGTTACGCCCTGATGAAGCTCGTGGAAGACGGCGACATTGCCAGCTACTCGACTACTGTCGAGAGCATCCTGAGCACCGGCGGGACCCAGATGGGCGGCCTTACGATTGACCACCTGCTGTCCGGCACTGCCGGCTGGTCTCCGTTCGACGCGTCCCTGTGGGACCTTGGGGACTCATGGTTCAACACGCAGTACACCAAGCAGGACCGCATTGACCTCTTCAAGGACCTTGCGCCGCTGTCCACGCACGGCGACATCGCGTACTACGCCGATGGTAACCGCGTTAACGATTGGGTAATAGCCCATGTCATCGAAGCGGTCACCGGCCAGGATTGGCAGGACGCCATTCAGGACGTAGTACTGACCCCGCTAGGCCTCACGGACACCTACCCGACGTACGCTCACGCTCGTCAGGCGGGCCGCGCCGTCCACCAGCTCGGTCAGGGCGAACTGACCGGCGGTGCAGGAGACCCCCGCGTTCCCTTAGGGTACGTCGAGGGCATCACGCGTGGCACCTACTCGCTGGACGTCGATTACGGCATCCGAGGCATGTATGGCTCAATCCGCGACCTGCACAAGCTGTTCCGCGCCGGCGTGGTTCTGAATGCCACAAAATGGGGCACGGACTTCCGCGGTGAGGGCAACTACACCAACACCGCGGGCTGCGGCTTGTTCTATCTGGGCAACCTGCAGGGCGTATCGCCGGCGGTGCCAAACCAGACGACGTACATCAACGACGGCAACCTCGGTGGGCGGCTTATCTACTGCCCGACGCAGGATGTATTCGTCACGCTGTTGGAAGCGGGCTTCACGGAGACCGCGGACCTCAACGAAGAGACCATCCAGCGTGTCGTGGGTCAGGCCATCACCGGTGAGCAGTTCACCGAGGCTTCCTACATGACGGATGGAGTCTACACAGGCTAATCCCCTCAGAGCTCCTCTGTGGCCCTCTACGGGCCGCAGGGGGGTACCCTGTGGGTTGGCCTCAGTGGCCCCCTAATATCCCCATATGCGTACACTGAGGAGGAATTTGTGCCCATATATGCATACAAGTGCCCCAACGGGCACCGATTCGACGCCCTGATGCCCCTGGATAAGCGGAATGACCCTCAGGTCTGTCAGGAATGCGGCAAGGTTGCCGAGCGGCAGCTCACATCCGTGCCGACCACCTTCAAATTCGCAGACGAGAAGTACAAGGGCCACGCTGACCCTGCCTATCTGGCGGTTCTGGCGTTCATCTCGTTGTTTTTCTTCTGGTTAGCAGCGAATGGCGGCTAAGTACCCCTCGTGGGTCGTCGAGAAATCCCACAAGCGGATGTACGACGACTTCCGGTACTTCCTTTACTTCATCTGGAAGGAGCTTGGACTCCCTCCGCCCACCGAAGTCCAGTATGACATCGCCCTGTACCTCCAAACGGGGGACCGGCGCATCATCATCGAGGCTTTCCGTGGTGTAGGGAAGAGCTGGATTACCGCAGCCTTCGCTTTGTGGCTGCTGTGGCGCGACCCGCAGCACAAGATTGAGGTCGTGTCTGCCGCCAAAGAGCGAGCCGACGCATTCTCCATCTTCGTCAAGGCTCTCATCGTGGAAATCCCCATGCTGAAGTTCCTTGAGCCACGTACGGACCAACGAACGTCCAACTTGGCCTTCGATGTAGCGCCGGCGAAGCCCGACCAGAGCCCCTCGGTGAAATCCGTGGGCATCAACGGGCAGCTTACGGGCTCCCGCGCCGACACAATCATCGCGGATGACATCGAAGTACCGAAGAACTCGGGCACGGAGACGCAACGCTACAAGATTTCGGAGGCCGTGAAGGAATTTGACGCGGTCCTGAAGCCCAATGGGCGGGTGATTTACCTTGGTACACCGCAGGTTGCGGAGTCCTTGTACCCCCGATTGGAGTCTCGTGGCTATGTGCCCCGCATCTGGCCCTCTCGGTACCCCGAGGACCCCTCGGTCTACCGCGGGTTCCTCGCTCCGATGCTCCAGAAGAAGCTCGACGGGGACCCGAGTATCGTCGGGAAGCCCACTGACCCTGTCCGGTTCGACGACTTGGACCTACAGGAGCGCGAGGCATCGTATGGACGCAGTGGTTTTGCCCTGCAGTTCCAGCTTGATACCTCCCTCAGTGACGCCAACAAGTACCCGCTGAAGCTGAAAGACCTCATCGTGATGGATACCGGGAAGACCAACTTCCCTGTCCAGCTCGAGTGGGCCGGCGGACGCAAGCAGCGCCTCGAGGACATCGAGAACCTCGGGCTCAACGGCGATTGCCTGCATGAGCCCATGTACATCTCCGAAGAGTACGCCGGCTACACCGGTTCGCTCATGGTCATCGACCCCTCCGGTCGAGGTAAGGATGAAACGTCCTACTGCGTGACCAAGATGTCGAAGGGCATGATTGTCTGCCGGCGCTCAGGCGGCCTGAAAGGCGGCTACGATGACACCACCCTCAAGGCCCTTGCGGTCATCGCGAGGGACGAAGGTGTCAGCTTAGTGCGCATCGAGGACAACTTCGGTGACGGCATGTTCATCGAGCTGTTCAAGCCGGTACTCCGCAAATACCACAGATGCACCGTGGAGCCCTACAAGGTCTCCGGCCAGAAGGAGGCGCGTATCATCGCCGCCCTCGAGCCCACGATGAACCAGCACCGTCTGGTCATCGACCGGAGCATCATGGAGGAGGACGTACGTCAGGCCAAGGAGTGCTCCGAAGAGGGAGCCCACAGTGCCCTCTTCTACACCCTGAGCTACCAGCTCACCCACATCACCAACGACCGCGGTTGCCTCAATCATGACGACCGCATCGACGCTCTCGCTGAGTCGGTGAAGTACTGGAATGAGCAGGTAGGGCTTGACATCACTGCCCAGGAGGAGGCCCACATGGACAAGCTGCGGGAGGAAGACTTCCGTGACTTCATGAAGAGCTGCAAAGCTCTGGGCGGCAGGGTCCGCAAGAACAAGAACTGGATGGGCAAGGCCCGCCGGTAACTTCTTGATTCTTGCGTAGGGCCCACCCTAGGAGAGCGAGATACCTCTAAAGAGACACCTAAGGGGAACCCTAAGGGGGAACCTTAGGAGCTCTTTAGGGGGACTCTCGATTCCCTGCTTACTGCTGAACTACTACTGACTACCAGAATGGGAGTTACCTATGTATGCATTCATCATGGGTATACACCTATGGTGGGCTGTACCCGAGATGCCCCCTGCGAGTATCGCTGGGTATTGTGTGTACCGCAGGGATGCCTCTCAGGGCTCTCTGGACTACCTCAGGTACGACTGTGTGTCGGCCCCTGAGAGGTCCTATACGCTGCCGGCAGACTACACCAACTTCTGCTGGAAGGTGTCCACCGTGGAACTCTCGCCGGCACTGCCAGAGTCTGAGTTGTCTCACGCGGTGTGCCCCGGAGAGACCATGTGTCATCAGTAGGAGAACCTAATGGCTCACGCTAAGGACGGGGTGAGAGCCCCCGAGTGGTGGAAGCACCTCCGCAAGTTCAACAAGAGGGCGTACCACAAGAAGGCTAGGAAGAGCTGCAAGGGGGCCCTGAGGGGGACCCAAATATTTGACCGGAATTTCTGACAGGTGAACCGCCTCTCTCTCCGGCACTTTTTCCCCCATGGCCTCACGCCGCAACTGAGCGGGACGGGGCCCCTTTCTGGCACGAACGGCGCACACGCAGCGCCAAGCGGGGCCCTTCAAGGGATTGCGGAACCGTTGCGGGGGCCGCATGGGGCCTAGAGGGGCCGCAAGGGGCCGCCGCCATGGGTGGCCGTCCGTGAGTGTGTACCTGTTTCGACAGACTCCGGCGGGGCCTCTTAAGGGGCCCTTTCCGGCTCCGCTCCGGCTCACTGGCGGGGCCCGCTCCGGCTGCGGTCCGGCGGGGCTCCGGCGGGGCTCCGGCGGGGCTCCGGCGGGGCTCGGTTCGGTGCCACTATAAGAGCAGCCCAAAAGGGCCCGCGGTGGGCCCGCTCCGGCCCTGTTGGTTTTCGCGTTGTTTTCACACCATGCAAATCGCCTGAAACCCGCCAGGGGCCTACGTTTCAGCCGTTTTGGGTCTCGTTAAAACGCTGTTATAGCACCACTGCAAATCGCCTGAAAGGCCCGCCCGGTAAGGCTTTCAGCCGTTTTGCGTACCACGCAACAGCGCCGTTTAACGCACTGCTGACGCGCTGAGAGCCTTACGGGGCCTACGTTTCAGCAGTTCACTACCTGCAAACATAGCAGAACAGCCCAAAACGGCCCAAAAAGGGCCCAATTGGTTATTTTTTGACCAGCAAAACTGCGGAAATCGTCCCGCTAGTGGGCCCTTTTGGGCCTATCGGCCAATTTTTTTGCATCCGTAAGCTGCTGTTTCTAGGGGACTTTGTAAAAAAGTTTGAAAATATCGCCCGAATTGCTTGCACTCGCGGGAAATATCCTTACATTGCTCACCAACGGCGGCGGCCACGAAACAGCGCGACCAAGGGGACAGCCCAAGGCGATGCAAGAGTTTCGGAACCGCTCACCGTGAGGGGCTCATAAGCCGGACCCAAGTCCGCTGAGAATCTCGCTCCGGCTTCGTAGGCCGGACCAAGGCCACCGGACCGACAGACGGTGAGTCTCAGACCAGCTACCAGCGATTGAGCTTTGGACCGCAGCCAGTAGGGCCGCGGCGCTGAGGGATTGCAAGGGGCTGGCGTGACAATCTCAGAATCCGAGCCCGAAACACACCAATGACGGGCCGCACATGGCAGGGGCCGAGTGTGATTCTGAGGGAACCCGTCAGCTAGGCATGGCCGAGCCTTGCATGAATACCAGCGCAGGAAATCCATTTAGGTACTGAGTCAACTAAAACGGCGACAAGCTACCGCCTCGCGTGGTTCTGCGTGGGCTGAGAGGTCCGCGGTCTGCCCTGAGTGACAGTCAGGGCAACGGGAGGCGGTGGCTTGGTAGTGGTCCTGTACTGAGGGGCCACCACCAAGCTAATTCTGGCTTGATTTCGAGAGGTGCTAACTCATGAAAATGTTTGTAATTGAAGGCCATGTGACCTACCGCGGCGTTGTGCGGAAGGTTCGCGATTTCGTTGATGCACGTAACCGCCGCGATGCACTGAGCAAAGCGGTTGACGCAATGGCAGCCATGGGCATCCGGCCCGAGGCTGTACTGAGTCTGGAGGCGCACACCAATGGCTAAACGCAAAGCATGGACTCGCGACGAAAACGTCGCACTGGTTGGCCTGTACAGCGCGATGCTGAACGAAGTGCTGGCAGGCCGTAAGTACAACAAGGCGGCGATGATTCGGGTGGCTCAGGCGGGCTCCCTGAGTGACCGCAGCCGCGGCAGCATCGAGGCCAAACTGATGAACCTGACGGCGGTATATCGTGACCTTGGTCAGGCGTACACCATGGAGCATCACGGCTACAAGGCCCTGAGCGGCTACCAAAAGGGGCTCCGCGAGGTTGCGGAGGCCTTCATCTATGACGCAGTTAAACAGGCCAACGCGGCCTAGTGGCTCAATTAGGGCCCCTGAGTTACCGGCGGGGGCCCTTGTGGATTCACTACCATTCACGAGAGGTGCTAACAATGGCGAATGGAATTGAGGTATGGCGGGGCCCTTCCCGCCTCGACGGGGAGCCTATCGTGGTCATTGCGACCGGCGTAAAGGGCTCAAGCAAAAACGCCAAGACGGGCGGCATGGTGCAGACCTACATCCTGCGGCAGGACATTGCGCCGCACGAGGCAGTAAAGGTTGGCGCGGATGCCAGCATCTGCGGCGACTGCAAACACCGCGGCGACGGGACCGGCAAGGGCCGCACGTGCTATGTGACGGTTTTCCAGGGGCCGCTCAGTACGTGGAAGGCGTGGACCCGCGGGGCCTACCCGATAGCCTCACACGGTGAAGCCCGCCGCACCATGGCCGGCAAGCGTGTACGGCTTGGGACCTACGGGGACCCTGCGGCGGTGCCGCTTGAGGTATGGGAGTCTCTTCTGGTCGATGCCTTAGGCTGGACCGGATACACCCACCAGTGGCAGAATCCCACGAATGCAGAGTATGCCGACTACCTCATGGCCTCCGCGGATACACCAGAAGAGGCCCGCGAAGCATGGGCCGAGGGCTGGCGCACGTTCCGAGTGTCGATGCCGCTGCACGATGCCCGAATGAGCGGCGAGGCTGTCTGCCCTGCATCCGAAGAGGCCGGTAAGAAACTGCAATGTGCGGACTGCATGGCGTGTCACGGCACGGCATTAGGCCGCCGAGGCTCTATCACCATCAGGGCGCACGGCAGCAGCGCCGTCATGAAAAACGTAAGAGAGAGGTACGCAGCATGAACACCGAAGAAATCTACGCAGACACCGCAGACCGCCGCAAGTTTAACGGGCTGCCTCGTATGGACTTCACACTCGAACCGCGGCCCTTGGAGGATGGAACCTTAGTCCGCCCTCGGGTCAAGTTCGACACTCTGGAGGGCGTGAATCAGGCGCCCTACTTAAGCATAACCTGCGACCTGCTGGAGCAACGCGGGAGCCGGTTCGTTGACGTAGGCGGAGGTGCAGCCCATGAAGCTCTCGCTGAGGCGTTCCCCGAGCTTGCGCCATTCATCAAGTGGCACCTAGTCAGCGCCGAAGAGCCCCTTCACTACATCGCGAACACCATGTACTGGACTGAGCGAGCCATCAAGGGCACCTGTAGGTATGACGGGGAGCTATCCGAGCGGGACCGCGAGACTGCCGCCAAACACGCAGCGAGCACCGCTATCTGGTCCCAGCTAGGCGAGTACATCGCCATGGCGCGGGCCAATGGCCTTGATTGGTCAGTGGCGGGGCCTCGGCTCGAAGAGGCTCTGAATCTGAGACTGCCCGCCCTGATGAGGGCTTTTAGGGAAGACCTGGAAAAGCTGGCCTCGATGAAGGCCGAGGAGGTGACTGCATGAGTAACAACGAATGGAAACTGGACAGAGAGCTATGCCAAATGGCCGCCCACTGCATCATGGAGGGCTTCGAGTGGGAAGCCACTAAGGAAGGCGGCGACTACTGGTACGAGGTATACAGCAAGCTCGAAGAGCTCGCCGAGGAGGAGGACTAATGGAAATCTACTGCGGAACATTCGAGGAGTGGACGCGAACGTGTGCCGCTCTGGTACGGGAAGGCGTGACGTTCAAAGCCTACACCGAGGACAGCAACAGGCACCACGCCTACTACATCGAGCTCACCGGAGGGTACTAGCATGAAACAGCATCCGAGAAACCAGCAACGGGCCGAGCGAGCCCGCGCCGCCTTGGGCACGTACATCGGCACGGACTTGCCTGATTCCTGCCACCTTCAGGACCTCTTGACGGACCTCATGCACCTGCTGGATGCGGAGCCCGAATATCTGCACGGTCAGCTAACCAAGGGGTGCCTGTATGCAAAGGCGAGCGTCAACTATCACTACGAATTGGAAGAGCCAGAAGGATGAAACGCACCGGCTGGGCCCGCTCATGCCGGACTCACCGAGACCGGACGAAATACCACCGCCCTGATGGAGGGAAACACATGGACGACCTTGACAAACTGCACGACGCCAACGATGTGCTCGACGAGCTGCATCCGCGGTGCCCCAACTGCGACGGGCGGGAAACCTACCGCCGCCCTGACAGCACCATCACCTGCTACGACTGCGGTCGTAACTATCCTGAAGACTACGAGCCGGAGGGCTAACCTGTGTGCGGACGAACAACCATCACCTGCAAGGTGATGCACGACAGCGAGTACTTTCTTGCGGTGAACCCTACGCAGGAGGACCTGCGCGAGGTGGAGCCCGAGAACTTTGACGGCGTACTGCTCGGCGCATACATCGTGCTGATGGGCGGAGCGGTGCAGTGTCTCGCATCCTTCGACTCCCTTGAGGATGCCCTTGAGTGGCTTGACGACTAACAACCAGACAACGAGAGGTGCTAACCATGAAAGTCTTTGTCTACTACAACCTGCACAAATCCTGCTGGTCCGTGAGGGCCAGTGACGGCCCCCTCAAGGGCAAGGTGATTGCCCATGCGGGCAGCGTGTTCTTGCGTGATGCCACCTTCAAGGTCAGCGAGGCTGGCCGGCAGCGGGTGCTGAAGGAGCAGCGCAAGAACGTACACGCCGGTGTCGAGGGCGAACTGATGGGCCTATATGAAATCCAGAAGCTCCGCTACGAGTTCGAGGTACCGCAGAGCTTCATGCTCTACGCCACCAACGAGGAGTACGGGCGGGGCTACGTCAGCTACAACCCCTACCGCGGCCCGCACTTCTACCAGAAGGGCCGGGACCTGGATGTACACAAGGCGGACCTCGTGAACCTGCGCACTGACCGGCGCGTGTACGCTCGACACATCACCTACCACCCCAAGTACGCTGCTGCCTAAACGTACCCACAACTAGGAGATACCCACATGAGTGACGCTATCACTTACGGCTCGGTGTGCTCAGGCATCGAGGCTGCCACCGTGGCATGGGACCCGCTCGGGTTCAAGCCGCAGTGGTTCAGCGAGATTGAGAAGTTCCCTTCCGCCCTGCTTGAGCAGCGGTACCCACACGTTCCCAACCTCGGGGACATGACGGAGATTAAAAATGACGCACGATTCACAACTCGACCTCTTGACCTGCTCGTCGGAGGCACACCATGCCAAGCCTTCAGTGTCGGAGGATTCCGCAAGGGGCTGGCTGACCCGCGTGGCAACTTGGCCCTCGAGTACCTCGCACTTGCTGATATGGCTCGGCCTCGATGGGTCGTGTGGGAAAACGTCGCCGGAGTCCTTGACTCCAACGGAGGACGGGACTTTGGTTCCTTCCTCGGGGCGCTGGGGAAGCTCGGGTATGGGTGGAGTTACAGGGTGCTGGACTCTCAGTACTTCGGAGTCGCCCAGCGACGTCGTCGGGTGTTCGTTGTCGGACATCTTGGAACGTGGGCCCCTGCCGCCGGAGTTCTCTTTGACGGAGCGGGCGCTAAGGGGACATCTCCGCCGGTCCCTACGCTTAACCCAACAGGTGCGAGATTTTTTATGCCAGGAAATCGAGCGCGTGACCACGAGTGGCCCGAGACGTTAGCCGCACGTGACTACAAGGACCCGCAGGTCGTCATCAACGAGGGCACCATCCGCCGCCTGACTCCGGTCGAGTACGAGCGGCTGCAAGGATTCCCCGACGACTACACCCGCATCAACTGGCGGGGCCGAGGGGAGGACAAGTGCCCCAACGGTCCCCGCTACAAGGCGCTGGGTAACTCAATGGCTGTCCCCGTCATGCGGTGGATAGGCGAACGCATCAAAACCACGGACGCAATTCTCAAGGAGCAAGGTCATGGACGCACCGCGTTATCTGCTTAGCGAAGTACCCAACAACGACGAGGGCAAGGCCTTCATCAAGACACTGCGGCAGCACCTGAACAAGGACCGCTACCGCATCCGACTGAGGGGCAACGCTCCGCCCAAGGGGGAGTGGCGCAAGTACACCTACGGGGTGCCGCTGTACGCAGCGACGAAGCTCCGTGTGTACGTGGAAGAAATCAAGAAAGGAGGACGGTCATGACTGTCGAAGTAATCAAGAAGTTCCGAGTGCTGGCGCTGGGTGAGGTGGTCCAGAAAGGCGACCAAATCTACTGCCCCAACCAGTGCAAGTACAGGTCGGCTGACGATTGGGCCGGCCAGACACACACCGACACGAGCGGATGGATTCAGTTCATCCGCCCAATTCCTGGAGAAGCAGCATGAACAACCACATGGGACCGCAGGGGTACCCGACGACAAACTCCCTGTACCTGTTCAACACCCGTCACCTGCTCGAGATGTGCCCGCTGCGTGAGCAGCAGGAGTGGGAGCTGCGAGGCTTCTGGTCCGAGCGGGAAAACCAACTGACCATCAAGAGGAGCAAGCGATGATTACGTACTCACTGAAGCGCACTAAGAAATCCGAATGGTTTCCCTACCTCGAAAATGGGATGGACAGATTCGAGTCGCCCGACAAGTCCATCTCTATATGCAGAGCTGGGCTGCGAAGGTACATCGAGCTGCCTACGTACGCCAAAGAGGTCAGCATCCACTTCGTCAAGAGGCGTAACAACTACACCTTCGAGTTCGAGCCGGCTGGATACAAGACAGGGCGTCTTGTTGAGTATCCCCGTTTGGCACTTACAGTCTCATTCGAGAAGACGCTGTTCTCCCTGTACAGGCAAGGCTACCGCCACTTTTACTTCACGGTGGGGGCATAGCCATGGACGACGACAAGTGGCTGTTCGCCAAGTGCATCGGCGTGGTGCTCGTCTGGCTCGCCTTCATCGGCTGGCTGTCGTACGCATCGGCGTCCTCTCGTCCACTCAAGGAACCCGAGCCGCTCGCGCAGTGCCACTGCGTGACCATCGAGTGCCAAGTGTGCCCTGACCCTGACACCACGGTGGACCTGAGGTGGTGCGAGGCACGGCAGTACGCATACAACTGGAACGGAAAGGAGTGGGCGCTATGACCCAACAGTACCGCGTCAACCTGACGCTTGAAGAGATACAACAACTCGACGACCTGCTGCGCTACGAGGAAAAGATACGCGGCAAGTTTGGACGAGTCCGCCGTGAACTGAGGGCTGCCGAGGACGTAGCCCTGACTGACATCAACGAAGGAGAGTAACCATGACTGACAAAACATACCTCAAGCACACCGAAGGACAGAAGCGTAGCCATGCTGTCATCGAGACCTGCCTCGACAACGTCCACGAGAGGCTCAACACTCTCGAACGGTTGGCCGGCCTTGACGCTGACACTCCGCCCATCAAGCACAGCAACGACAACCCGCCGGTAATCCAGGAACCCGGTCACAACTCGAACGACATCTACGTGGCCGGCGACAACGGCGTTGGCTACTGGATTACCAACCTGTTCAGCCGTGACGCCGAGCCTGAGTGCACGTGCCCCGACTTCCAGCATCGACACAAGGGCAACGGCGGCCAGTGCAAGCACATCCGCAGACTGCGGGAGGTGGTGCGTATCGCCGGCACCTAAAGTCTGGCAGGGTGTTACCACATATGGTCCTGAGGGACACTAAATTCACTTGTGGCATCACCTTTGCTGCACCACAATACAGCAGGGCAGGAGCCGCCTGCTGGGGGAACTCAACGGAAGGAAGTTAGAGATGTCTTTGTGCGTAATACCTAAACGTGTAGAATTTGCAGTAGTGGTAACGAACTCTCGGCGCTGGGGGCGCTGGGATTACGAGGTTCGTCAGGTCAACGGGTACGGCCTGCTCGAACTGAGGGCGATGGTGCATGGGGCATACGTCCTCTGCTCAATCCGATTACGGAGAAACGACAATGAATCACCAACAGATACGAGAGGCAAGGGAAGCTCTCGAAGAAGCGGTAAACACTCTGGGCGATGTACCTATCGTGCAGCTCATAGTGCTCCTCCGCATTGCTGAGGGTGAACTCAAGGAGGAGGACCTCGACGGCAACACACTGGCTGACATGTTGCACATCAGCCAAAGCGCAGCATCTCGGCACGTGTCCGCTCTGGGTGAGTGGTCATGGCGCAGAAAACCTGGGCTGCAGCTAGTAGGTGCAACGCCGGACCTGAACGACAGACGTCGGCTCAAGTTCAAGGTGACACCCAAGGGGAATCGTTTCCTCAAGCGGTTCATCTCTCTGATACGAGGTAAGTAACATGCGATTGACAACACGCAGTAACGGTATGTTCGTACTGGAATACCGTGACGTAAACGGCACCCGCCGGCGCAAGTCGCTGGGTACCAAGGACCGCAAGCAAGCCGAGCAGAAGGCCGGTGCCTACCTGCGAGGCGAGCACGTGGATGGAGGTGTGGCCGGAGTGCACACCCTCGAGGAATCCTTACGCAACACCTACTCCCGCATCTGGGACAAGCAGAAGGACGCCATGCGGAAGGCCAGCATGGTCAACGCACTGTGCCGTGATATAGGACACTGGAAGTTGCACGAGGTGACGTACGAGAAGCTCACCACGTGGGCCGAAGAGCTGCACCAAGGGGGCAACTCGGGTGCCACCATCAACCGCAAGCTGGCGTGTATCAGCAAGACACTCAACGAGGCGGTGAAGCTGGGTCACCTCAAGGCGGTGCCGGCGATGCCTCGGTACAAGGAGGCACCTCCGAAGGACCGCTACCTATCCCGCGAGGAGGAACTCAAGCTGCTGAGGGCCACCAAGCAGATGCAGTGGGACTACGCTACCCAGCGGGGTATGCACAACCTGCTCGTGTTCCTGCTGGACACTGGCTGTCGCTTTGGTGAAGCCATGCGGGAGCTCGAGAAGAACCAGCCCACCGGCTTCACCATCACCATCAGTGTCAACAAGGCCGACAAGCCTCGCACCATACCGCTCACATCCAGGGCCCGGCAGGCGCTGGTCGAGGGCTGGCCGGTGTGGGATGCCAGCTCTGCAGGCCACCGGTTCAAGAACCTGTGCCGGCGGGCAGGGACTGAGGGCGTCACGCTGCACACCATGCGGCACACCTGCGCGTCCCGTCTGGTTGCCGGCGGTATGGACCTGTACCGTGTGAGGGATTGGCTCGGCCACCGCACCATCACCACGACGGAGCGGTACGCTCACCTGAATCCCGACGCACTGAATGAGGGCGTGGCCCTGCTCGAGGCTGCCGGCGTTAATCCTGAGCCGACTCTCTCACTTGTGAGATAGACGACGCAACTTTGAGACACCTTGGATTATTCCACTGGTGCAAGCAACTGTGCCAAAGTGTGACACAGACGAGCAGCATGGGTAGAATTGTCCCTCTGAAAGCTAGTAAATACACGGGCCTGTAGCTCAGTTGGTTAGAGCAGGGGACTCATAATCCCCCGCCACACGAGGAGTTTGTTAGCACCTCTCGCTTCGTGTGCCACTGGGTTACGGGCCCACCTTTCCCAGACCCATTAACCGTGCCCATTCAGGGGTGTGCCACTGTGCCTCTGACTGTGCCACGTGTGGGTGTGTCCCATGTGCGGGCCCACCCTAGGGGGAATGACCACTTAAGAGAATCTTAAGGACCTCTTAAGGATTCCCCTTACGTATCCCCTAAAGACATCCTATGGAGGATTACTGATGACGGTAGTCATGGAAGAACGACAGCTCGAACTGGAAGCGGAAGCACTCGGCATGGGTGCCCTTCGCTACCGCAAAGAGAAGCCTATGCCATGGCGGGAGGAAGCAGCCCGTCTGTCTGAGCTCACCGAGCTGCCGCCCGGAAAGGAACTCATCCGTCGTGCCGTGCCGGTTCTCGCTAAGGCCCTCGAGGAGGACTTCGAGAAGGTCGAGGCAGGTGAGGCAGGCTACAAGCACTCCGCCTACTCACGCATCACAGGTGCTGACCCATGGGCACTGGCCTACATCGCCTGTCGTGTGTGTATCAACTCACTGTCGGCTCCGGCCATGCTGCAGACCATCTTGGTCCGCGTAGGTCAGCAGGTATGTGACCACCTGCAGTTCGAGGAGCTGGCCCAGACCTCACCTGGATTGTACGAGGTCATCAACCGCAAGCTCTCCCGCACCACCAAGGGGAAGACTCGTGCCCGCATCCTTCGGGATGCCACACGGTACTCCGAGGTGCACTGGGAGGAGTGGGATGCGCATGACAAGTTCCGCGTTGGTGAGTTTCTCGTCTTCCGGTTCATCGACTACTGCAACCTGATGGAAGTCACCGACTCCAACAACACCCGCCGCAGCACCAAGCGGCTGACACCCACCGCACGGACTCAGGAGTGGCTCGACAAGGCTCACTCACGGTCCGAGCTGATGTCTCCGGTGCTCATGCCAATGGTATGCAAGCCTCGTAAGTGGTCCAACCCACTCAACGGGGGCTACCTCACTATCCGCCGGTACCTCGTGAAGACACTGAGCGCCGGCTATCGTGACGAGCTGTTCTCCATCGAGATGCCTGAGGTCTACGCCGCCCTGAACGCAGCGCAGGAGACGGGCTGGCGTGTCAACAGCCGTGTGCTCGGCGTGATGCGTCAGGTATGGGACAACGGCGGTGCGCTGGGCAAGCTGCCTCCCCGTGAGGATGCCCCTCTGCCGGCCCGTACGTGGGCTGAGGGCGA